GTCTGGTCTCCTGCTCGTTTGCTCAGACTACCAAATACTGAAAACCGAAAACCCGGTGCCAAAGGAAACACTCAAGCCTACGCAATTTCACTCAACCTCGAACCCCAAGACTTCGATTGGGACAAACTCTCAGGCCTTCAAGAACTCTCCCAAACCGACCACATCGAGTGGAACCCTGCCACCAAAGTCGATCACAAAGCCATACTCGGAAATTGTAAGTTTCTAGGCTGGGTTCAAACCGACCCAGCACAAGTTAGAGAACCACACTTCTACGCTGCACTTTCCATCGTCGGACGTATGCCAAACGGACGAGAACTCGCACACTCAACCGTTGCGGGCTTCTCACCGTCTGAAGTCGATCAAAAACTTGAACAAGCACTCGTTGCAAGCGGACCTAGAACTTGTAAAAACCTAAACGCCGTCTGGGGAAAATGCTCCACCTGCCCGCACTTTATGAAAATCTCCTCCCCCATACAGCTCAAATCACCTGACTTTATAGCCACTCAAGAAACAGGCTTTTACTACAAAGGAAAAAACGGACCCATCCCCGCCTATGATGATTTGGTTAAATACTTTGATAGCCTTCATAATCACAAAACTCGAAAAGACTCAGGCCTTGTCTACGTCTACGACGGCAAACGCTTCACCCAATGGTCCGAAGTGCAAATTAAAAACTTCGCCCTTGAACACTTTCGACCACTTCCAAAAACCGCCTACATGGAAGAATTCTACAAATACATCAAACACTCAAACCTTGTGGACCGCGACTTTTTTGAAACTAAACTCAACGGCAAAGTAAACTTTCAAAACGGCATCCTTGATATTAAAACCGGAAACCTACTCCCACATTCTCCTGACTATGGCTTCCTCTACGTCCTTCCCTATGCCTATGACCCTGACCAAAAAGCTCCTCGCTTTGACCAATTCCTAAACGAAGTCACCGGAAACAACACAGAACTCCGCGCTATCCTTGAAGAATTCGGTGGCTACGCCATTAGCGGCGATGAATACTGGATTCACAAAGCCCTTGTACTCATCGGAGAAGGCAAAAACGGAAAATCAAAATTCATTAATGCACTTCGCTACGTTGCCGGGGAGAAAAACTACTCAAGCGTCTCTTTACGCGAAATGAACAATGTTAATATGCGTCAGTTAATGGAAGGTAAACTCTTTAACGTCGCAAGCGAACTCGGCGCAAGGGACCTTCGAGAAACCGACGTGTTTAAGAAACTTACCGAAGGCGCTGCCCTTGAAGTTAAACTCATGTGGCATCAACCCTACATGGTCGCCAATCGCACCAAACTCATCTTTGCGACAAACACCATGCCCGAGGCCTCCGATAGCTCCTACGGGTTTTTACGACGTTTTATCATAGTGCCCTTTGAACAGACTTTTGAAGGGATCGCCGAAGATCCGTTTCTTGATGAAAAGTTCAAAGCGGAACTCCCAGGCATTTTTAATATCTTTCTAAGCGGCTACCGTAGACTTCAGAAAAATAAAGGCTTCACCGCATCAAAGCAATCTGACGATATGCTCAGTCAGTACGCAGAGGACAATAACTCCGTGGCCTATTGGCTCAGTGAAATCAATCAAGTCAAAGTGCATGAACTGAACGGCAGATCAAAATTCGTCGCTACACAGGACCTTTACGCTGAGTTTGTCCTGTGGTGTGAGACCAAGGGCCGCGCTCAAACTTATCAAAGCGTTAGCCTTGTGGAGTTTTCAAGACGATTCAAACGTGCCATTCCCCAAGGCAATGAACGCATGGGTAGGTGTGAGGTAGAGGGAATTAAATTTCGTGGGTACTTTGATATGGAGTTCAAAGACAAAGACGGAGATAAAACCTACTTACGCACCGATGACGGACGCTGGTTTCAAGGCGCAAAATAAGAACAAAAAATTTGAAAATGCCCGGACCAGATCTTTTGCGAGATCTGGTATGGGTCTACGCGTTATTGTGTTGCTTTGCGTTGAGCGGTACCAGATGGACCAGATCGGTGCCAGATCTTTTTTGACATCTGGTCCCAGAAATCTTTAGTAATTTTCTATATTTATATATATTCAGACCAGATGACCAGATATAAATGGTTATTTGTCCCAAGTGAGCAAAGCCCTGTTATATTGCTTTTGGCGGATGTGTAAAATGACGCGGGGGGTGTGACAGATTTTTCCCCACGTCCTGGG